TGACCCCCAATTCAGAGTTCATATAGATGAAACTGAGTACAAGGCCGAGGTTCCCGACGTTCAGCCTGATGAGTTCGCTGCCATTGAAAGGAAGCTTCCTACATCTTTGCCAATGGATGAGCTACAGATGTTCGTCGAATATCACCAGGCTCAAGTTCAACCAAGGGAGGAAGCTGAGTTGGCTCTTCGTGGGGCCATGTCTTCCCAGTTCCCTGATGTGCCTATGCGACGAAAGGATGCTGATAGTGTATTGGCCAAGTTGGTCCAGAAAGAGCCTGGCAGGTCAAAGTTAGTTAAGAGAAAGCGAGTTCAGAAGCGCCTTGATTTGCTGCCATTGGATGAGAACCCTTTATACTACAATCCTCATATCGCCAATTGGGCTATGGACCAAAAATCTTCTGATGACGTCACTTGGTTGGCTAGCCGCCTCCGATCCATAAGGTTCTCGACGAGAGCTGAAAATGAAGCCGAGTACAGAGCTCAGAGTGCCTTTGGCGACGCCATTTGGAACTCTTTCAGAGCCTATATGGGTTGGAGTGAACCTATACCTTGGGATGAAGAATTTTATCAAGAGTGCATCCAAACTTTCCAAGAGCGGCGAGCCGATCGTTCTGAGGCATTATTCAAACAAGGCCTGCCACGCGCCGATCCTGACTTTAAATTGATGTTCACAGTGAAGAATCAGATGAAGCTGAAAGACCGCGAATTCAAACCTGCTAAACCCGGGCAACCAGTCATCATACATGACGATGATTACCTCTTTGACGAAGGGGTGAAAGGTGTCTATCTACTCGAGAAGTTGCTGGCTAATAAACCTGATTATTGGTGTTTTTACGCCAAGATGTCCCCTGAGCAGCTCGAGCTATGGGAGCGACAGAATTACTCCAAAGATACTGAATTCTACATGAATGATCTTAAGGCGCAGGATTCTACCACTGGTGGCTGGGCTTTGCGGTTCTTTGAAAGCTTACTCAAATTTTTCTCCTTCAGTGATGAAGCAATTGCTCTCTTCAAATCCCGAAAGATGACTAAGACTTTGAATGATAAGGTCCTGGCTCTGATCACCGATTCTGGTGAAGCTTGGACCTATTTGTACAACACGACTTCATGCACGGGCAGAGAAATCTTTAAATATGATCTTCCCGCTGGCTTTCCCATGCAGAATGGAGGTGATGATACCAAGCGGCCTGTTTGGTCAAGAACTTACAATCCTCTCTATTTGCTGCACAAGCCTATTGATCCCTGCGAAGATAAAGAGTCTTACTCATTCAGAGGAGACTTTGTCTCCTTCAATACTTTCAAGGGGGTTATGTACAAAGATCCTGTCATCCTACTCAAACGCTTACTCGTCAAGTTGTTCACCGGCAAGGGTGATGATTCAGTTCACGGATATTTCCTTTTGTGGGCATTCAACTACAATCAGGCCGAGCATTTGGTTTCGGTGCTTACGCCTGTTGAATTAGAGGCTCACGCTATTCTGACAAGAATCATGTTCAATCTAAAGGATTTTGGTGTGAGTGTTAAACCTAACTGGGGCCGTCT